TACATTGATGTAAAAAACATACCTGATACCAGAAGTATGGAGTATGGTATTAGACAGGTATTACATGAAGAGTTTGGTATTGAAGGAGAGATTGACTGTATAGAAAAAATATCTGATCAAAAGGTATCATCAAATGGAACATTTACATCTGTTGTTTGTTTAGATACTGGAGATCTACATCTGTATGCTCTAGATGTTGAAAACAAAGAGGTTGGTTTTGAATTAATTCCAAAGGTAATGTATTTTTCAGATGCTATTGTATACCGATGGAAAAATATAAAGGAGATTGATAATGTCGGGTTTGACTTTTACTAAGGTAGCTGATTTACCAGTCGCACATATTCAAAATTTTTACTCATCAGATGAGTTAAAAAAGATAATGAATGAATTAGAATATCTGTATAGCATTGACAGATATAAAGGTGCAGAAGAGGATGGAGGACCAGGCACTGCATATGAAGATGGTGTAGCACTTAAGGTAGGAAAAGGTCTCCATCTAAATGTTGTGTATGATGACGTAAAGCAATCTGATATACTAGGTATCAATAGAAAAATATTTAATGAAAGTTTGATGGAATCTCTAATGGGTAATCATCCATTCTTTCGTTATCTGTGGAGATCAAATAGAGATGAAACTAAAATTCATTACTTTGAAAATGGAGATCACTACAGACCACATACAGATGATTGTGTAATCACTGCTATTACTTGGTTCTATAAGGAACCAAAGATGTTTACTGGTGGTGATTTTATCATTGAAAAAGCGATCAAAATTCCATGTCTAAATAATTCTACGGTAATATTTCCTTCAATTTTGTACCATGAGGTGACATCTGTCGTAATGGAAAATCTTTCTGGATTTGGAAGATATTCTATGAGTCAATTTTTGTATATGTAATTATGAGTCAAGTAATTTTATTTGAAAGCGACGAACCGAAAACTATTTTTGCTCCAACATACAGATGGCATATGTATGAAGGAGAGGTGCAGGTAAAAGATATTAGAGATACTATTCTCAAAAGAGAGAATGAGATTATTAATACTCATGAGTATGAGAGTGATTGGAATACAGGTCTAGGTAAAGATAGTATGACATCTAGATCAAGTAGCTATAATTTATTGGATTGGGAAGAGGCAGATCATATTAGAGATATTATTAGAAACTCTCATGATAATCTTGTTACCACACTAGATGCTAATATGTGGGAGGACAAGATATATGTTCAGTGTTGGGCAAACGTATTGAGGAAGGGACAAAAAATTAAACCACATCAACATTGGAATAGTCAGTACACATATCTTGGTGGACATATTTGTTTAGATGATTATAACACTCATACTCACTATGTAAATCCATACACTAAAAAAACATTTAAAAGTAAAAACGAAAAAGGAAAGGTGCATCTGTTTCCGAACTGGTTAGAGCATTACACTGATCCATATGAGGGTGATGATGTCCGTGTTACAATTGCATTTGATATCATTACACAAATTGTATACGACGAAGATATTTTTGATAATAAGAAGGATCATTGGGTACAGTTGTGAACACCAATCAAATTGTTGAAGCTATCAACTGGGTAACTAGGGATACTCCAATTATGTTTGATGTTACTGTTACTACACCACCTGATGATTTGATACGTCAAAGAGCACAAGACAATTACAATAGAGGAAAACCAGATTCATTAGATAAAGATTTTTATTTGTCTGATACTTGTAAATCTATTATTGTTTGGAATGTTTTTAGTGACGTTGCCTATGATTATTATTACAAAAATAATTTTCTACCTAAAATTATTACATACTTAAATATGAGATATGAATATAATTTTGGTTATGATGGTTACAATCTCAATCGTAAACAGTTTGCTATTAGATCTGGTGCTGCAACACTAGCAAAAACATCTTTAGCATTTCATAAAAAATTTGGGATGAATTATAAAATTGATCTCATCTTTACAAATGCAGAGTTTGAGGATGCTGTTGTTGTAGAAGGACAACCACATTATGAGAACTGTGAAGGATGTGACGCTCCATGTGAGAGATTGTGTCCTGTTGGTTGTACAATGAATTTTGATTTAGTTAACTGGGAAAAGTGTTCAAACTTTGTGGACACTCCAGAAGCTTTTAAAAATTTAGATACCATATGTAGAATCTGTCAGGAAAAATGTCCTTACTCAGAAGATCTGAGAAAAGATATTCTAGCTATGAATATAAATTATGGAGGTAGGATAAATGGGTGAATGGCGTTCATGGAAATCTAATTTACCAAACAATCCGTTTGCTCCAAAATTTTCTGTTGACATGTGGTTTGATCTTATCAATCTACAATTGATTGATAATTTATTAGACGTAGTTAAACAGAATGAGGACTTATATAAAAACCATCAATGGGAACACTACAATGTTTTCCAATGGGAAGATAGATGTATCCGTGATCTCAAAGAAATTACCAAAGCTTCTTACCACGATTTTTGTAAAAAAATTGGATTTAAAACAGAAGAAGTTTGGATAAGAGGTTGGGTATACCCACAGAAACAAGGAATGGTATTGAAAAGACATTCACATGCCATGCATGAAAATGCATACATTAGTGGTAACATTTGTCTTACAGAAAACAATACCACAACAGACTATGACATCCCATATCTAGGATGGGTTACAACAGAAAACAAGAAAGGAATGATGACACTGTTTCCATCATGTCTTCCACATGCTGTAGATGAACTTAAAGAAGAGGAAAGATATTCCTTAGCCTTTGACCTAATCACAGAACAAGGTATGGATTTTTTCTGGAGTAACAATACAAAAAATTGTGATCCATTATTACTAGCAGTAGAACTATGAAACTAAATGAATTTTTTTGGCACAATGGATATTGTGTTGTTCGTAATTTTATTTCTGAACCAGAATACTTGAGTATTCTTCCAGAAGATCTTTATTCAGAAAGACATATTGAATATCTTTATGATGGAACTTTGGATGGTGATTTTAAAGAAGAGGCACAAGTAAAAGGATCTTACTCTAGAACTTGTTTTCCTCCTCTAAGACAGTTTCACCAACAGATGAGAAATCAGATTCAAAAGTTGATCCTTCCTCCACATCAACTACATCCAACTTTCTATTTTGATAGAATTTATTATGCTGGCACTGAATTAAAACCACATGTAGATTGGGAACCATGTGAGATTAGTGTTACATTACAATTACGAAGCACTCTTTCTAAACCATGGAAGTTATTCATAGAAAGAAAGAACGGTGGTGTTTCTGAGATTGAATTGGAAAATGGAGATGCTGTCATCTACCTAGGAAATAAAGTAAGACATTGGAGAGAACCAATGCCAGGTGGAAAGAAGGATTACCATCATCAACTCTTTATGCATTACGTTGTATATCAAGGAGATGCGATGAGAGAGCTACAGGATTGTGGGTATCTACAAGGAGTATAAATATTCATACATCGTTACCACTTGATTACTATGGATCCAGCACAACTTAAGAAAAATTTTGAGGAGCAAATTGCTACCACTGAGAAACAAATCACAGAATTAGAAGCTAATCTACTTAAAGCAAAGGAATATAAACTAAAACTGGTAGGAGGACTAGAAACTCTAGGTCTTCTAGAGAATGACTCTGAACAACCACCTGCTGCTCCACCAGCACCAGAAACACCCGCTGAATAAATACCAGATCCCTTCTTCCTAAATAGGTAAGAAGGGATTTTTGTGTATAATGGCATCTCCAAGTTCTAGAGCTGAACTCATCACATACTGCAAGAGGCAACTTGGTGAACCAGTGTTGCAAGTTAACATTGATGACGAACAGGTCAACAACGTAATAGACGACACGTTTCAGTTCTTCCAAGAGAACTGTTACAATGGTATGGAGCGTGCATATTTGTACCACGAAATTACTGCTGACGATAAAACTCGTTTTGCAGCAACAGTTACTAAGACAGTTACCGATACTAATGTAACACCAAATGCTACTGGAACTTGGTTAGAAGCAACAAACTTCATTCCAATTCCTGATCATGTAGTTGGTATCACTAGAGTATTTGGTCTTGTCAGTAACTCAATTCGTTCTAATCTCTTTGGTGTTGAGTATCAGTTATTCTTGAATGATCTCTATGCATTCGGATCACTAGATATTCTCAACTACTATATGAATAAACAGTATCTAGAAACTCTGGATATGGTTCTAAACAATGGATCTTTCCAGCAGTTTAGATTTACAGCACGTAATGATCGTCTATACCTTGATATAGATAAAGACTTTCTTCAAGAAGGAACTAATGTTCTTATTGAGTGTCATCGTCTTATTGATCCTACGGAAGCTACACAGATGAACAATGACATTTTTGTGAAAAGATATGCCACAGCTCTCATGAAGAGACAGTGGGGTATGAACTTGATTAAGTATAACAATGTTCAGTTGCCTGGCGGAGTTACACTTAATGGTAGAGAAATCTACACAGACGCACTTGCAGAGATTGAGAAGATTGAATCTGAAGTTCTCAGCAAGTACGCAATCCCACCAATGGATATGATCGGATAAAATGCCTACAAGTCCCTATTTTCCAACTTATTACTCAGGTCACAGTGGCGAACAGAATCTCGTTCAGGATCTTGTGGATGAGCAAATCAAACTGTTTGGTTCAGACATATACTATATCCCTAGAATAGTCCTGCAGGATAGCACTCTGGATGAAGTTAGATACTCTAAGTATCAAGAACAATTTCAGATAGAAATGATACTACAGAACGTCATGGGTTTTGGTGACAACGCTGAGTTCATCTCAAAGTTTGGATTAAGGATTACAGACGAAATTATATTCCGTGTCTCTACAAGACGATGGACAGAAGAGGTAGCAGAACATAATCCTACCTTGACTGTACCAGAAAGACCCAATGAAGGAGACTTATTATACTTTCCGTTGACAGAAGATATATACGAAATTAAATTTGTAGGTAAGGAAGAACCGTTCTTCCAGTTTGGTAAGATTCAATTCTTTGCTATCACTGCTGAGATCTACGAGGTTGGTCAAGATGACTTTGATACTGGCGTTGAGACAATTGATTCTGTTGAGAGATTGTTTGATAATGCAATCAAGTTAGTCATGGATCCTGGCGGTTCTGGAGACTTTACAGTGGGAGAGGAAGTTGTTGGTGACGAGTTCCTAGCAAAAGCGACAGCCGCTATCACAGGAGATGCGGTTACAAGTATTACAATTACAGACGGTGGTGCTCACTATAAAGTTGCCACACCACCAACAGTCACTATTACAGGAGGAGGAGGTACAGGTGCAACAGCTACTGCAACGGTTAGCTCTACTGGTATTGTCAATGGCATCACTATCACTAATGGTGGTAGTGGGTTCACATCTGTTCCTAATATCACTATTGACTACTCACCTAAGGACAAT